CCCTCTAAAGGTTCTACGGATACGACGTACTGTGTCATCTTCAGTACGGGTCTTACTAAAGTAAGCAGCAGCCATAGAGATGGCCTGGGTAACGCTATTAGAGCGACGCTTCTTGGTCATACCAAGGTATTCAGAAGCGATGAATAGGATGAAGAAGGCAAGTGTTTCGTAGGACACTTTGATGCCTAGGATGGTGATCATGATTAGTTTGTCCCAAGAAGAATTGCATTTATACTTTTAATCCTAGCGATGTTATTACCACTGATCGTTAGTTGATGAGCAGCACCACCACCTGGATCAGTACGTGTAAAGTTAACGTTAGCGGCTGTGGCTGTGTTTACAGTTGACAGCGAAGCAACGTTGATTCCAGTTGTAAGTTCTCCATACATTGTAATTATTCTTGTGTAAGAAGAGGAGTCAAGGGTACCGTTTTTAACAATAACTGTAACTAGGTAAACCCGTTGATCGGACGCAACAGAGAATCCGCTCAACATTGACGGAAGATCTACCGAAGCTGTATTAACCCCGTTGTTTACATTGTGAAGCAGCGAAACATTAGAATACGTGATAGTCGATGGATCACCTTCCCTAGGTCTTAACGTAAAAGCAGCGGCTGAATCCTGGAGAATAGTCAGCTTATTAGCTTGTAGTTCTCCAACAGTAGCAACATTGTTTACAGTGACAACAGGCTGCTGAGTATTGGCAAGTGGTACATATCTCGTGTTTGCAGATAGGATTCCAGGAGAAAGATCTGAGAAATAGCAGTTTAAGAAGGAAAGAGCGCTAGAATTAGTGTTGGTTACCGCCAATGTTCCAACATTGAATGTCGTATTACTAAATAGGATGTTGGCGATATTGCCACCTCCTCCAGCAGTAAGAGAGCAAGCGAAGGTGGCTTGTTGGGCGATTGTCAAATAACAGTTGTTGAAAGAGATATTTCGTATTCTTGCAGCGGCACTAGTTGTTAGTCTGATTATGGGAACAGCGTTTGCACTACAGTTGGCTTCAAAGAAAATAGAATCAAATACAAAATCTGTAATGTCGTTACCGGCTGCGGCAGTTTCAAAGATTATAGCTTCGCTGCTGTTGTACTCAAAGACGCTGGATCGGTATGAAGAGCTATGACCCGAGCCTGCATAGAAGCCCTTATTGCAGTACCAAGTATAGTTGTTTTCAAATCGACAAGCCCAACAGCCACCCAGAAAGTATTGTGCAGTGTTTCGACAGTCGTTGAACACACAGCCTTCAATAATCCAACCTACAGCTAGTGGCTCAACATTAAGACCGTACTGATCTTGAATAAAAGAGCAATCACGAAATGTGTTTTTACCTGTATCAGTAGCATAATCATAATGGACGCTGGATCCATTACCTGTACCAACAAACCGCACCTTTTCTAATGTTAGTGTGCAGCTAGTTGAGGAGATATAAAAAGTAGCGTTGCCTCCCACACGACTGATTGTGCTACCATCGCCCTCTCCCAATAATCGCACTGTAGCCAATGAATTTGCAACGCAGTCAATCTGGTTGACTCGGTACTCTCCTTTGGGAACGAATACTGTCTTACCTGTTTTGAAAGCATTGATAAATGCCGTAGTATTGACCGTTGCATTACTGTTATCAGCCCCTGAGATAGCCCCAAAGTCTTCAACACTCACCACATCTTGCAGCTTTGATTCAACGGTGCGCTGCTCAGCACCAGAACCGGCCTGGATGAAACCTCCACCCAGGTCGGCTAAGTCACGTGTTTTTGTCATTAGATTTCTGCGTAGAAAGAAATTCCATCCAAACCAGTATCAGCAGCCGATGGAATAACCAACCCAGCTGATGTTATAACTACATAACCACCAAAAGCGTTAAAAAGTTTTGTATTAGCTGGGCGATATCCGACGGGTAACGTGAAAGCTTCTACGCTTAGAGTACCATTTTTAATTCTCCCACGTAGCTCAACATTACCTGTACGCGCATTAAGACGATATGCTGGCTCCCATCCAGAACCAAAACTTACCCAAGAGTTCTGTAATGTTGGACTAAGCCACCCCTTGTCTCCTGATGTGTAGACAAGGTTAAACTGAGGTGTGGCTGGTCCGAAGTCCTTTGCAGCTATCCCATCAATAGTGACAAGTGAGCTAGAATCAGGATAAGGTCCGTACCCATAGTAAGGGTAGTCTACCAATCCTATTGCTGTGATTCTAGCATTTACAGTAATACCTAGATCAAATACTACTCCAGTATTACTCAAATAAGCGTGAAGAGAGTTGATGGTAAATCTAGAAACTGCGGAGACAAACCCATACAGCGTTTGGTTTGCAGGACTTTCAACATAGAATGCCTCAAAGACTGTGCCGTAAGCTTGGAATTGAAACAAGCCACCTGAAAAGTAGTGGGTAGCCGTTTTAACTCTATTACTAGCAGAAACATCAGTATTACCACCTATAACCATACCCCAGGTTCTGTTATAATGGTTATTAGTATTCAACTTATAGGTAGGAACCAAGGCTCCATTGAAGTTGGATAAGAACGGTGGAATATAACCAGCTGGAACTGTAGCTGTAAACGGCAAACAGGCATCATAAGTGTCAAAGTTACAAGCGTTTACACCTTCCCACGCAATAGTACCATAATATTTTGATTCATTATGAATCTTGTAAGTACCACTATAACATTGATTTACCCACAAACCAATGCCAAATCCTACGGTCGATACGTTAAGGACCTGAGAACCTGGGCAACCATGCATTCGAATTGCGCCATAGGGAACTGTATTAGTTGCTTCAATTTTTAGGTTCTTTACGCAGCAGTTAAAGGTGAGGACGTAGGTTTGGCTTGAAACAATAATATCATTGTACGATACTGCTGTTCCGTTTTTGGTAGTTTTAGGCTCAATTGCCCATTGATTGACATTAGTAAAATCAACTAACAAGCTTGAAGATGAAGTTGAGCTGTTATAGGGGTAGTGATCTTCTGTGATTCCACAAAGAGTTACAAACGACGGGAGTTTTAGCCCAGACGTAATTCGGTACTTGCCAGCTGTTTTCTGTAGATAAACAGTACCACCTCCAGTAGATCCAACGTAATCCAAGGCTGCCTGAATAGCAGCCGTATCATCCGTGGTGCCATCTCCTTTAGCACCAAAGTCTTTAACGGAGACAACATCCCTCAGCTTGCTTTCAACAGTCCGAGTGGTTGCACCTGTGCCGGACTGTGTAAAATTAAACTTTGAAGAGGTAATACCAGCTGAGTTATTGATATCAACGTTTGTAATGGCACCATCTACAATATTAGCTGATGTTACTCCATTAGCTAAATTTGCTAAATCTCGTGTTTTAGTCATAGTATTTAGATAGAATTATTGGAGTGAACTTCAACCATGTCACCTTGCAGTAAGGCACCACCAAGGATACTAATCGTTGTGCCGTTTGTAGCAGTGTAATCTAATCCACGTTGAAGCATTGCACCATTAACAAACACTTGTTCACGGCTAGGTGTATAAGACAAAACAGCGAATCCATCACCAAGTTGAGCAGGAAGGGTGCCTCCCAAAGAAGATGCACCTCCAACACCAATGGTCTTACTCCACCTGCTATAGTTGTAAGATGCAGTAGGATCAGCAGCAAGGTAGTTGACACATCGAACCATTACAATGTCACCAGCAATTAGTGGGACATAAAAGGTAATGGTATTACCGTCATTAGCCACATAATCATGAGTAACGGTTGATCCTGTATTGCGCTTCTGCAAGGCACCATTGATGTAGACTTGCTCTTTACCAACTTGGTACTCAAGCACTGATCCAAAGGTACCTACAACAGTCTCACCACCAACAGCAGTATAAGACCAGTTGGTATATCCAGGAGGACCAGATGCACCAACTCTGGTATCTACATAATTCTTGTTAACCGCATCAGTGTCAAAAGTAGGATCACTTTGAAGGTTGAGAATTTTGTAGCCATTCATATTGAGGTTACCAACCATGGGGTTAGAGCCATCAATAGTAACAGCGTTGTTGTTAACCTCTTGGGTTACATAGAGATTCTGAGTGAAGTTATCATTCAGGTCCCTTGCTCGAATAGCAGAACCAGAAGAGAAGACAGCAGACAAAGCTTCATCATCAGTATCACGAAAGATGCGAATAGAAGCTCCATTAGCAGGAGTATTACCAGCAGTAAACAGAACCTGACCACCAGTCTTTGTCGTGTAATTAAGGCTCTGTAGGTTATAGTGAGTACCGGATGTTTTCAGTACACCACCAACACTAACCTTAATATCAGTAGATTCAAGCCATTTAAAGGTGAAAGAAAAGGGTCCTAAATTGGACCCATCACCAGTGAATGTATTTTGTGTAATTGCCATTTAGGGTTATCGGTACATTTGGGTTAGTCGCTCAATCTCTGCTTTACGACGATCAGCAGCCCTGGCAGCATCATCAATACGACCCTGTTTCATA